TCGACAGAATTTGAGGAGGGGTGCAGATGGCCAAGTATATAGTGCATGTTAGCGGTAAGGTAGCATCAAATCGACATAGGAACATGGAGATATGGGCAAGATCTATCGAAGAAGCTAAGATGAAAGCTAAAACAGCATTCATGAAAGACCAAGAGAAGCGTGGAGACGTAATTGAATGCAATGTAGATGCTGTAGGACTGGAATCAGACATAAAATAATACACCTTATATAGATACATGAGGTGTAAACATGAATATAATCAAATCAACAAGAAAATTTGATATATATGAAATAGTATTCTGTGATAGTTCTTTGAGATCTCAAGCCATAATGGCTGGAAAGAGCTCAAGAGACATCGCCCGGGATATGATTCGTGTGAAGTCGTCTAATGTATGGGCTTACAACATAAATATAAGAGATTCCAAGTCTAAAACTGGAGATGTATATGTTCAGTTTAAAGGTAACACGGGAGGCCCAGGAGACGTTTACGTATATTATGATGTACCTGTAATTGTTTATAGGAGATGGCATAGTGCTCCTAGTAAAGGCCACTATTTCTGGAAGTATATTCGTAACAATTACAAGTATTCTAAACTAACGGGTGACAAGAAGACGCATCTCAGGAATGGAGTTACGTACAAACCGAAACGAGATGTTGAAACATCAGAACTAGAAGGTGAAGCAAATGAAAGTGCTTAAGAGCAAATCTACATATTCGTCTAGAATAACAGCAGCTGAAAATGGCGGTACCACATTTTATGAGATATCGGAGAATGCATTGAAATCCGTCTACGATGAAGACAGTAATACAGTACTTAGGTACTTAGTAACAGTTTATGGATTCGATGCATTTGATGTTGACAAAATGTGGGGAAGCTCTCTTGAGGGTGATACTTTATACTTATGTGTAACAGATGGTGTCGATATTTCTGTGGGGGATGAATATGTAGATCCAGAATCCGCAATAGAGGAATTTGGTGTTGATCGTCTAAGTTCCTATGTTGAGCAAGGAACTCCTGACATAATAAAGAGGTACATATCGGGATATGAACTACGGCCTATAGATATTGACGAAGTAGGTGCAGGAATGATATCCGATGGATTCTCTCTCACAACTACACTGCAAGACATGTACAAATTAGATCTGATTGATCCAGAAGAAATATTCTAGTTTACTCCTTTCCGATCCGGTGTGACGCCGTTTAACTGCGGCGTCATATCTTTGTTTTGCGACGGTCATGTTTCTAGCAATATAATTCGTACATACATATCTTAGAAACTGTTTCTCGCAGTGAACAAACCCGAATCGTTATATACATCACACGATAGAACATCAAGAGTAATCAAAACAGGAAAGGCAATAAACAGTCAAGAAAATTTCAAAGGAGGAAATGTAAGATGGCAGCAAATATTGATACCATGATGTATGTAGGTTCTGTGCCCTGGCACGGTCTCGGTGTGAGATATGAGGAACCTCCGAAAACATCCGAAGAGATCATCAAAGGAGCTGGAATTGATTGGAAAGTTAATTTCAAGCCGATGTACACGGAAATTCATGAGCATGTAATGAATTACAATGCGATCTATCGTGAAGACACAAATGAAGTACTCGGTGTTGTCAACAAAGCGAATCCAGTACTTGTGCAGAACGAAGATACATTCAGAGCTCTTGATGAACTCATCGGAGAGAGTTTAGATGTAGAAACAGCTGCAAGTTTAGGTCTTGGTGAAACAGTCTTCGGATGCTTCAAGATCAGGACAAACTACAACGTACTTGATGATAATATGGATCATTACTTCGTGGTAGTAAACGATCACCTTAAGGTTGATGGCAGGGTTACAGTCCTCAATACTCCCATCCGAGTTGTTTGCCAGAATACTCTATCTGCAGCGCTTAGTTCGTCTCATCAGAAAATGAGGATTCCGATTTCTTCGGAAACATCTATCAACAAGACTCTTGCAACGAATCTTATGTATTCTGTTGAGAACGCATCGGAGCAGCTTCAGGCACGGGCTGAGAAGCTTGTTGCAGAAAAGATTGACAAATCATATGTTGAGAAACTTCTTGATGTCATGTTCCCGTACAAGCTGATTGACGGAAAGCCTAGTATGGATAGATCTAATGAGAGAGTATCTCTTATTAGAGAGCAGTTCCTTTCTTCTTGCATGGGAGCAGACAATCTCGCAAATTATGCTGGAACTCAGTGGCAGGTATTCAATGCCCTCACTGATTGGGAACAGCATTATTTCAGCAAAGCAGATAAGGCGTATGACCTGGCAGCCAGAATGAAAACTATCCCGGGTGTACTTCCGCCTACAGAAACTTCTAAAGTTTCTCAGTTCCTCAAGATCCGAAAGAGCCTTGCTGCTTAGTTGAAAAGGACACAATAATAGACGTGGTGGATATCTGCCACGTCTTTTTTATGAAACTATGTTGTGAAGATCTAAGCTCTCCTTTACTCGTTTATACAGGATTTTTTCTGCTATCGGCAATTTATCTCTAAGAACCTCAATTGGTATCCCGTACATATCTGACATTTTCTTGAGCTCTTTATCTGTAAGTTTTGCCTGAAGTATTATCATATCGTGTATTAAGAGCTCTTCTATTGAGTTGTATTCATCTGATGGATCTGTAAACTGCGGATCATAAACAGATGACGGTGCTTCTATATATTGTTCGTGTTCTGATAAATCTGCTATGTAGAGCGATCCGAATATCGCTTTAAGAGAATTCATTTTATCTGCTGGAAGATGTAATCTAGGATCACTCAAATCATCATAAGTTACTTTCCCCCAATGCTTTCCAAGCTGCTCACCAACCTCCATACACAATGACCGTCTTATAGAATACTTAACCTCATTCAGCTCCCTTTCTATCATCTCTCCTATTCGTGGCTTGAAGAAAACAGCAAAGGACAAATCTTGTCTATATCCTTTATGAGTATCGTCTCCCTTCCATTTGTACCACCACCAGCATTCACAAAAGTGAAGAATAGCAGATTGCAACTTATCCTCATAAGTTACAGATGAGTTGTTTATAAAAGTGTGAGAAGCTACATATCCGAAGAACAGATAATTTAGGTCTATTATCTCATCACGTTCTTTCAGACACTTTTTTCGTGTTTCCTTATCCTGAGGCAGTGACTCGTATATTTCTAATGTACGTTGTTTGATTGCCTCGTTTTTATTGCTTTTGTCAGAACGAGCCATCTAGATAGAATCTCCTTTATGAAAGTCCTTATATCTATAACGAATCTCAATCAATTTGGCCATTTTTGGGGAGATTCGTCAAAACACCGCTTTTTAAGAAATTTCGCATACATCGGAAAGTATTAAAAATTCTTACAATTTTATTTTAATATTTTGTCCGAAAGAAATAAAGATATGTGTCCAACTTTTTACTGATTATGTATAAAATTTCAAATATTACAATTATTACAATTATTGTAAATACATAAAATATGTATCAATTTAGTAGAATTTTGTAGTTTAAGTTGGTTTCTTGTTGAATCAATCTTCCTGTTTTTGGCCAAATTGATGGATCAATTTCCTTGTTTTTGGCCAAATTGATGTTTATTAGATTTCATCAATTTCCTTGTTTTTGGCCAAATTGATCAATCTCCTTGATTTTAAGGTGATTTCAATTTCCCTGTTTTTGGCCAAATTGATGTAAAAATAGCGAAAATTAGGTTTCAATTTCCTTGTTTTTGGCCAAATTCATCACATATATGAAATATAAGAAATAATAAAAAGATAAGAAATATAAGAAATATTCATATGCGATATAAGCGATCACTCAACTCCTCCTCACTCTAAAAAATAGGGCTTGACTTCGCATAGTAGGTTTCTTATAATCTTATTGTGAATTTCATATAGGTTCAATGAGTGCGGCATTGATATGTATTGTCTGGTAGCGACGTGATTCATTTGTTGCCGCACAACAAATCCATCATTAATCTACACAGTTCAATTTTAAGGCAAGCGATCCTTATCTAGATTTGCTACTGCAGAAGCGTCCATGATGATGAGGATGTCTGTTACCCTGCTGGAGAGAGGACAATACATATCAATGCTGCACTTTTATTTTTGAATCGTTAAATAACTCACAGGAGGCAATATTGCCTATGGACGTTTATGGAGCTGAAAAACATCTAAAGAAACTATTTTCATATATACAAGATGTAGCAGATAACAAACCGTACATGTACCAGAAATCTAAGGATAGATTACGAGGCATGGCGGTTACTTGTAATGAAGTCGTGAAGTTGATTTCTGAGATTCTCCAAGATGAGACCCTACAGCAGGAGGGAAACGAGTTCGAGGACTTCGACAAGGAAGCAATATCTACATTTGTATCGTCTGTTGAATCCGAATTAGTTCGTCTCAGGTCATTTATAGATGTGAACGAACTTCCACAAGAACCAGCTAAACAGGAATACTCTAAGATGTCATCGCACTATAGAAAGCAAGTTCTGCTGAATTATAGAATTTCACTTAAGTCGATGTCAGAGTACACAGGAAACAACAGAGTTGTAAAGGACATATGTTCGCTTCTCTGGAGGTGGTTTGATATTAGATTCTATTCATCACTTCAAACACATCCTAAATTCAGATACAACATAAGGCGTATGCGATCATGGGTTGTTTCGATAATATTATGCTACGCTAAGCATATAATGAATGGTACAGAATCAGATTTCTTTGACATGTTTGACGATTGGTTCAAATTAATAGAATCATCAGAAGCAGGTAATAAGTATGCTGTTCCATATGAAGTGTATGTCATAGACAAATCAATATCGCCATCAGATGTAACATTAACAGCAGTTGTATTATATGATGTTCTTTTAGATTGCGGTCTTGATAAATTATGTTTGAATGATCCGTTCGACATATATTTCAATGATAGTTATATGTACGATATATGTGCAGAGTTGAATCCTACAGAGTTAGATGGATACGTCAACTACAAAGAGGATGATAAAGTCCTGGATGTTTGCAAGATTGGAGGTGTGTCAGATAAATGAATATTCCATTTACACAGATACCTGACAAACTGAATTATCCTGCAAGATGTAAAGGACAACTATCGACAGCTCATTCTTCTATAATAGAATATGTTTCTCTTCATTACAACGGAAGCTTCAAGCAGCGGAAGCTTGTTGTATCCGTCATGAACAGTATATCATACTCAATACTGAATGGGGACACTTTGAGTAAAGACTGGCCAGGATCTAATCCGTTACTGAATGTACGAATAGTAGAGGATGATGTTTGCAAATCGTTTCTAGATGACATCTATCTTAATGAAAGGACTATTCGTTGGGACATAGAGATAACGTCTGAGATACCTAAGAAATCGACTGACAGCACGGGCGCATCTAAGCGGGTAGATCCTGTAGTAGCTCAAGAAGACTTCAACCGTCAACTTACACCGAAAGAAGATCTCTACATACAGCCTCCAGTTGTTCCTAGATTCGACAATAGAACCAAGATTGTAAGTGTCTCTGAAGGGGATACTCAACTTGTTATATATCCATCTGAGCCGGTTATCCCATCAAAGCAAAACGAGATATCAGTGTCAACAGATGTAAGTAAAATGACATCGTTAGATATAATGAAGTTGTTCCCTAACCATATAATACATACAAGAGCAGCTTCTATGTATCAGAGATATCCAGGTATGGATTACGATGATAACATCGGAGTTATATTTCCTGTTGATGGATTTACTAAAGATGAGATAGTAGATAACATAATTAAATATCCACATCTTTTCAGAATAAACAAATTAGTTGACGGAGAGATAACGAATTTCTATACTACTATAGAATTAGATGGAGTACTTCATAAGGTATCTGATATATGGAGATCTCTACCAGAATCCGATGTACTTCCGTATAACACAGATTTCATAAAAGAGTATGTTGTTAGACGATATCTGCTTGAAAGAGATATCAAAAATATCAATCACAGATATGAAATGTATGGAGGTATGAAGCCATTTTTAACTCTTTTCATGCCTCCAAATAAGTACATCGACTATGGATATAAGAATGTAGAAGAAGTTGGTAGGGGATGTGTAATCGCACGAGTCGATTACAAGAAGTCTAGAAACCCGATACTTCGGAGGGCAAAGAATGTATAATTGTATATTTACAGCACACTGTACAGAATTAATATGCGATAAGTCTTGTCCTACATTAGTAGAAACATCTTACCTGTTGGAGCGAAATGGAATCTCGATGTCAAGTTCTGTTTTTAGGTCTCCTCAATCAGATATAGATAACATGCTTTCAGTACTTGATAAGTGTGAGAACAAAGTAGGTGCATATGTAGTTCCTAGCGGAAAGTCCACAGTAGATGTTTCCGAGCTACTAACATACTGCGCAATATGCAAGAATTGGAAAGGTAGCAGGCTCCATTGTAATGTATATAATCTCAAGTATTCTAAATTTGTAGAAGATACTAAGAAGAGTTGGAGTCTCAAACAGGATCCTGAGTCTTTAGAATACTCTCGGATATGGATAGAATCGTCTAAAGTATTAATTGTATCTAATTTAGACTATGTTAATTTCGGGGATTTTGAAGCGCAGACGCTTTTAAACATACTTCAAGCTCGTCAGGTAGAAGGCAAAACAACTATCTTTGTTATTCCTCCGGTACGAACTATGATAAGTAGTAAATCTAGTGTCTTCTTTGATAAGCTCAAAGAAATACTATTAGATGCAGTTAAGGTGGTGAGTAAATGATCACCTCCATTGAATTGCAGGTCATATCCAAAATATTAACTAGTGATGATATAGATGAGATAAATACTCTCTGTTCATATGATTCTTCGTATTACTCTGTTTTTAAAGATCATATAGAATTCATTTTAGATCATAAGCGAGAGTATGGAGATCCTCCAGATGTTTTCACATTCCAATCGCAGTTTCCTGATGTAACACTTGTACGAGTTTCAGAACCGTTAACTTACTTAGTACGTGAGTTAAAGAAGAACAAACAGCATATAATATTGTTGGAAACATTCAACAAACTGAAAGATTTAGGATCCGGAGATGTTACAGAAGCTTGGCAATATTTATCAATGCAATGTGATAGAGTATCTCAACTTGATGATGCTCGTCCATTAGACATAGTTAAAGATGCTAAGTTCCGAAGCCAGCAAGTTGTCGAATTTGCTAAACAGTCCAGAATTCCTACAGGGTTTGATGAGATAGACAAACTCATGTATGGAGGTCTATCTACAGTTGAGGAATTGCTCATAATTGTAGCAAGAACCAATACAGGTAAGTCGTGGGTGTGTACTAAGATGATGGAATCTGCTCAACGAAACGGATTTCCTGTATTGTATTATTCTCCTGAGATGCAAGCGTCGTATCTAGGAACTAGATTTGACACATGGAGATCGCATTTTCAAAATAGCCAGTTATTTAGAGGTAATTATACAGAACAGTATTTC